TTTTATGTTAAGCGTATATCAAACAAATTTGTGTGGGATACTAACGATGTAAGATATCGTTGGAGAACTAGCGATAGTGTAGCAACTTCAACATTTGCTAACGTTGAATGTCACTAAAACACAATTGCACTATAATAAACCCGCTTCGGCGGGTCAATTATTGACTAGACCAAACCTTATACTAGATAAATACACTAGATAAGGATCTAAAAAAATGGCAGCGGTAAAAAGTCTAAACACCGATTACACAATTACTAACAAAATAACGCCCAGTGCAAATATTACACTGGCTACTAACACGGTTTTTGTACAAGGAAACTTGTATGTTGGTGGGAATGCCACTGCTATAACCAAAACGGATCTTAATATTACAGATAATACCATAACTTTAAATGCAGGGGAAACTGGGGCAGGTGTAACACTAAACACAGCTGGTATTGAGGTTGATAGAGGATCGTATGCAAATGTGGCAATCCTTTGGAACGAAACATTAGGGGCCTGGACTTTAACAAACGATGGATCAACATACGAATCAATTCAGACCGGATCAGCAACAGCAGTAACCAGCGCACAAGTTTACGCATTGGTACTATAAGGATATAAAATGGCAATTCACAACACAGTTTTAGTAGACTCAGGACAGGCAGCAGCCAATGTATTGACAGTGACCAGCGTTGGTGGACAAGCGGTAACTACCATGTATTTTTGCAACACAAACACAGCAGCAACAGCCTTTACCTTGCATGTTGTTCCTGCGGGCTTTGAGGCCAATGCCAACAACATAGTGTACAAGAACAAATTGATCACATCCGGGGATACCTATATTGTTGACTGGGAAAAACTGGTATTGGCTCAAGGCGACACAATTAGAGCAAATGCCAATGTTGGTAACACCATTGTGGCCACTGTAAGCACTATAGGTGTATAACTAATGGGACGCTATTTAAAAAACACACAATTGTTGGGCGGTAGCTACGCAATACAATTGCCTATTGGTAGTAACAGTGTTGGACCAGACCAACCAGTGAATGGACAGGTCAGATTTAACATATCAAACAACAGAATAGAAATGTACTTTGCCAGTGTTTGGAATCAAGTGGCCAAAATTGGTTCGGTAAGCATCACAGTAGATGAATTCACTGGCGATGGTGTAACCACCGCATTTACAATGAGTCAAATAGAATCAAGCGACAACGCTGTACTGGTTTCAATTGGCGGTGTTTATCAGCAGCCCACAATAAATTATACCACGAATGGTACAACCACTATCACATTCACCAGCCCTCCTCCTGCGCCAGGAGTGAATCCTAACAAAATTGTAGTAGTACACAACCTCAACAGCACTGATGCTGCATAAGGAGCAGCCGTGGCAATTGGCAGAATAAGCGGCGCTTTACTTTTTTCCGACCTAGACAGACAAAGTGTAGATCTTGCGTTTACCACAAATGGTAAACCGTTGACCTATATGGATTTCACCAACTTTCGATTTGGTGTCAATACCAACAGTCTAGTAGATACATTCACTGTTACAGGCACTGCCAATGTGTCAGGGGTAGCACGAATATTTGGCAATTTAGTTGCAACATCTGGCGTAAACTCCACTGATGTCACTAACGGTGCATTAACTGTAGTTGGCGGTGCTGGTATCTCGGGAAATCTTTTTGCAGGTAATTTGTTTGCCTATAACTTCAGTGGTAATATCTCTAATGTGAATGGAAGCAGTATCTTTGGCAACATTGGAGTTACCTACGCAGGTGCATTTGGATCCGTCAACACTGCCAATGCTGTCATTACCGGCGGTTATATCAACGATTTAGCTAATTTAACTGCTACCACTACCCAAACAACAAATTTTAGTACAGCAAATGCAGTTGTTAGTGGAGGTTATATATCTGCACTCGCGAATATTACTGCTGCAACAGGAAATGTAGAAAGTTGGTACGCTACCACACTTAACGCTACACAAAGCAACACGACCACTGGTACTACTACAAATTTTAGCACAGGTAATGCTGTTATTAGCGGCGGTTATATATCTGCACTGACCAATGCTTATGTAACAACAAGCGCCATTACCAATTTCAGTTCTGGAAACATTTTAATCACTGGTGGATATATTGCTGGGTTAGCCAATGCCACAGTCACAACAGGTAACGCACAGAGTTGGTCAGCAGCGACATTAAATTCTACTGCTGCTAACATCACTACCGCTGTAGCCTCAAATTTCAGCACTGCGAATGCAGTTGTCAGTGGTGGTTACATAAGTGGATTGGCGAATGCAACAATTGCCACTGCTAACATAGGCAATATTAATTTCAATGATGTTACCGTATCCAGCCGTACTGGAAATTTAGTTTTAAGTCCGTTATTAAATGGTAATGCAGTAGTAACAATAGCAACAACTTCTGCATTACAATTACCATCTGGTACTACTGCTCAACAGCCCACACCAGTTTATGGCGGCGCTATAAGATGGAACAACATTACCAACACATTAGAAGTGTACACAGGATCTGGATGGGTAAGTTTATTAGGTCAAATTAATAATCAAACCATTACACCTGATGGTACAAACACAGTGTACACACTTGATTACAGTACCACAGCCGAAGGTATCATTGTTAGCATCAACGGTACACTACAGCAACCAGGTGTAGCATATACGGTAGCTGGTACACAAATTACATTTACAGAAATACCACTGGTTACTGATATTGTAAGCATAAGGTATATTGCAGCCGGTACAGTTACAGCGGAAAACACTCAGGAAGTGAGTCCAGCCAATATTGCTCTAACCACTTCGCATGTGATAGTTGACAGTTTTGATCAAGCCAGTTACAGATCAGTACGATATTTGGCATCAACTACAGCTGCCAGTTCTGCAGAGTTTGCTGATTTTGCTATAGTGCAAATGGGCTCTACCGTAAATGTAAGTAATGTCAACAGAGTAGTTACTGGCAGTACTTTAACCACTTTCATAGCAAATGTTTCTGGCACTACTGTGAGATTATGGGCAAATACTGTGGCAGGAACAGCCAATATCAAGCTACAAAAAACCTATTTTGTAGTGTAAAACCTTAACCCCATCCATTCTGCTAAATACTGATAACACCTTATAGAAGGATCAGTAATGGCTGTCACACGAATTAAAAATAATCAAATTACCGATGCTACAATTACCGCGGCTAAAATTGCAAGTCAAACCTTAGTTGGTAGTTTGTTTGCCACAGATTTAACCCTTAACAGTAATTTAAGCATCATTGGTAATCTTACTATTACTGGAACAAGCAGTAATATCAATGCAATAAACACTTTCATTTCGGATCCTTTTGTAATTTTTAACAACGGATATACTGGTTCGTTAACCAACTACACCATTGGTATCCTGGTCAACAGAAATTTAGCCAGTTTGGGCAGTTTTGGTGCAGTAAACGCCGCTTGGGTATGGTCGGAAGCCGATGCGGCATTCACTGGAATAGCTACCACAGACACAGGTACTGGTATTGTAAGTATTAACAACAGTGGTTATGCTAATATTAAAATTGGAAATTTAAATGCTGTTACAGCAGTTACAGCATCAAGTATCACAGCCACAACATTAAACTTTACTAATGCAGTAGCAACTACTTTGGTAGCCACAAACTTTAGCACTGGCAATGCGGTGATCAGTGGCGGTTATATTTCTAATTTAGCAAATGCAACCATTACAACTGGTAATGTTGAAAGCTGGTATGCTACCAATTTAAACAGCACCACTGCAAATATTACTACACTAGATGCAGGTACTACAACTAGTGCAGTGCTGAATAGCACCACTGCAAATATTACCACACTAGGTGCAGGTACTACTACAAGTGCTCAACTAAATGCTACCACTGCAAATATTACCACACTAGGTGCAGGTACTACTACAAGTGCTCAACTCAATGCTACTACTGGAAACATTACCACCCTTGGTGCCGGTACAACTACAACCGCTACCTTAAACACTACTACGGGTAATATCACAAACGGAATGTCAACCACATTTGTTGCTACTAATTTTAGTTCGCCTAATGCAGTTGTAACTGGTGGCAGCGTTAATAACAGTCCAATTGGTAATACTACCCCATCAACTGCGGCATTCACAACTTTGACCGCAAGTGGCGCAACTACATTTACCAATGCCACTCAGAGTGATTCGGCATCAACCGGTGCAGTTGTGGTAACTGGTGGTGTTGGTGTAGGTGCTAACTTGAATGTGGCCGGCAACGTGACAGTGACTGGCAATTTGTTGGTATTAGGTAACACAACAACTCTAAATGTAGAAACTCTTAACGTAGAAGATCTCAACATCACAGTAGCAGCCAATGCCACATCTGCAGCAGAGGCCAATGGTGCAGGCCTAACAGTTGCTGGTGCTAATGCCACATTCACTTATCTAAATGCAGATGACAGTTGGAATCTTAATAAAAAATTAAATGCAACCACTATTGGTGCTGCTACAATTAACATAACAACTGCCAATATTACAACAGGAGACATTACATCTGGCCGTGCCACTACATTTGTAGCAGATAATTTTAGTTCGCCTAATGCAGTTGTAACTGGTGGTAGTGTGAATAACACGGTTATTGGAAATACCACTCCTGTCAATGGTACATTTGCAGTATTAAAATCTACTGGCAATATAGTTGCAGCAAGTGGCACGGCAAGCACCAATACTACCACCGGTGCATTGGTAGTTGTAGGTGGTGCTGGTATTAGTGGTGCTATCAATGCAGGTAGTATACAAGCAACACCAATTGGTAGTACAAGTGCATCAACTGGTGCATTTACTACCATTACTAGTTCAAGCACAATCACTTCTTCGGGTAACATAGTAGCTGCAAGTGGCACAGCAAGCACTAATACCACTACAGGTGCATTGGTAGTTGTAGGTGGTATTGGTATTAGTGGTGCTATCAATGCAGGTAGTATACAAGCAACACCAATTGGTAGTACAAGTGCATCAACTGGTGCATTTACTACAATTACTAGTTCGAGCACGATTACCGCATCAGGTAACATAGTAGCTGCAAGTGGCACAGCAAGCACCAACACTACCACAGGTGCTTTGGTAGTTAATGGTGGTACAGGTATCTCAGCCAATTTAAATGTAGGACTAGGTGCTGCTTTTAATACTACAAAAACTGCCAATTATGATTTTGTGGTTAAAGGTGCTACAGATGAAACACTAATCTGGGCTAGACCAAGCAGCACATATGATCAAGTTGTGATTGGTAACAGCGCCACAACCAGCACTTTAGTCAATGGTGCAAAACTAATTGTTAATACCACAGACAGTATTTTAATTCCTGTAGGATCTACAGCACAACGACCGGGAAGTTCAGGTGGCACAGATACAGCTGGTATGATTAGATTTAACACCAGTAATGCACAACTAGAATTTTATTCTGGCTCAGGATGGGTAAACACAGGAACAAGCTTCACTGTGGTAGCATCTGACACCTTTGACGGCGACGATGTTACTTTGAACTTTACTCTTGGTGCAGCAGCCACTACTCAAAGCGTTATTGTAAGCACCAACGGTGTTTTACAGATTCCAACCACAGCCTATAGTGTAAGCGGTACTACATTAACATTTACACAAGCTCCGGCCACCGGCGATAAAATTGAAGTTCGTAGATTTTCAACTACCGCAACAGTGTCTACACTTGAATCATCAAACGGATATGTTTCTTTTGTAGCTACAAATTCATTTGCTAATATAAACGCAGGTTCGGGTGCAGCAACCACAAGAATGAGTTTCAATACTACAGGCAATGTGAGTGTGACAGCAAATGTTCAACCAAGTGCCAACGTCACATTTGATCTAGGTAATGTGAACAGTTGGTGGAAGCAAATTTTTGTTAACAGCACTGTGACAGGCGGCGCTGATATAGCTGAAAATTATTTGGCCGACGCTGTGTACAATCCCGGCACAGTGGTGGAATTTGGTGGTGAAGCTGAAGTGACAGTGTCAATGGCGGAAGGTAGCACACGTATTGCTGGTGTAATCACATCCCAGCCTGGACATGTGATGAATGGAGGTCTCAAAGGCAGCACAGTGGCCAGTGTGGCACTGTTGGGCCGAGTTCCTGTCAATGTGATTGGTCCAGTATACAAAGGCGACATGTTGATCAGTGCAGGATATGGATTTGCTAGATCTTGTGCCGCCCCAGTATTAGGCTCAGTGATTGGTAAGGCATTGGCCAACTTCGAAGGCGAAAAAGGCTCAGTAGAAGTTGTAGTTGGCAGGTCATAATCGGGTAATACGCAATGCCAATTACAAAACCAAGACTTAGTACCAACATTAACACCGATGTAGGCACTTTCACTGATCCAATATTGGTGTTGCATCAAGGTTCGACTCAGGCAGATGTTGATGTTGGTTTCTTGATGAACCGTTCCAACGGTCTAACCTCAAATGCTGCTGTTATTTGGCAAGAAAGTTCAAAAAGTTTTGTACACATCCTTACCAACAGCAGTGGTGCAGCCGATGCCAATCTTGTTGTACAAACCTATGCTAATGTTTCAGTTGGTAATGTCTTATTAATTAATAATGCAGGTATCTATGTAGATGGCAACATTGGATCTGCAGGACAAGTTCTTGCCAGCGATGGTTCTAAAACATTCTGGGCACCACCAGGTGGATTTACTGGAGGTACTGTAGCCAATCCTTCTGTATTCCAAAGCAACTTGGTTATATCTAATACCACAGCCAGTACAAGTAATGTCACAGGTGCATTAGTAGTTTTGGGCGGCGTGGGTGTTGGCGGAAATGTTTTCGCTAATACTGTGTACACAACAACCGGAGTTTATTGGAGTGGAAATGGTGCTGCATTAGTTTCAGCAGTGCTGGGATTTCCCAATTCTACGCTAGCTCAGTTTCCTACCGGGGACTACGGTGATTTCTCTGCCACCAAAGATGCATTTGATGTCCATTTAGACGCAGTATATGATTCAATGGAACCAATTGGTTCATTTAGCACAACAGATTTAAATTCATAATGATAAGTATAAAATAGGAGTTACATAAATGCCAACAGTTGTACAATTTAGACGGGGAACAACAGCTCAAAACGATGATTTCACTGGTTCATTAGGTGAAATTTCAATTGACACCACTCTTGATACTATCAGAGTTCATGATGGTAGTACAGCTGGTGGCTTTGAATTAGTACAAAGGACAGCCACACAAACCCTAACCAATAAAACGTTAACTACTCCTACCTTGACAACACCTTCAGTAACCGGTAACATTACAGTCACTGGCAATATAATGCCTGCAGCAAATATTACCTATAATATAGGCTCAACTACCACCTGGTGGAATATATTTTATGGTCAATCTGTGCAAGCTCAGTATGCCGACTTGGCGGAAAATTATAAATCTGATGCTGCATATGTAGCCGGTACAGTGGTGATTTTTGGCGGAAATCATGAAGTAACAATTTCATCAACACAATATGACAGTTCAGTGGCCGGAATTGTATCCAGTAATCCAGCCTACTTAATGAATGCTGCTAGCGGTAATTTACCAGTAGCGTTAACCGGAAGAGTCCCATGTCGAGTATTAGGTCCGGTATCTAAAGGTACTGTTTTAACAACAAGCCACTTACCAGGCACAGCAATGGCTCTTGATTTTACAAAGTTTGTTCCTGGATGCATAGTAGGTAAAAGTTTACAAAATTTAGAAGATGGTCAAGTTGAAATCATTGAAGTTGCAGTTGGTAGATTCTAATGAAAACAATAAAAAGATTATTTAGAAATGCATATCCTGGAGAGGACATTTATTCTTCGGCAACCTATATTGAAGGTAAATGGAATTACGAAAAAGAATATATCACACGAACTTTAGATAATCAAGGATTCAGTAAAAAAGCTGTTATCATTGGTAATGGAACCAGTAGATTGCAATTTAATTTAGCAGAATTTCAAAAAAGCCATGTTAAAAAGAGAATACAAACTTACGGGTGCAACGATTTATATAAAGATTTTACACCAGATTTTCTGGTTGTAACAAGATCAGATGCAATCAAAAAAGTAAATCAAACGGAATATTGCCGTGATAATGTAGTATACTCAAGTAGTGCCGCAATTTTGCAATATCCCGGCGCTTTTCATCTGATCCCACAGGATCCTAGTTGGAACTCAGGGTCAATTGCAGCATATCTGGCCTGTTTTGATGGACATCCTACAGTGTATCTAATTGGATTTGATGGCAACGATGCAGCCGACACCAGTAACAATATCTATGATCGCTACAGTGTTCAAAATGACAGCTTCATGTCATTGACTATGGTACATGTGTTTAAGGCATATCCATTGATTGATTTTGTTTTGGTAAATAGTACCGGAAGAGGTTATATGCCTGCTGCTTGGTATGGAATAGTCAATCTAAGACGAATAAGTTTTAGAGATCTAGTATTAGAATGCGATCTCTAATGCAGTTTCAAACGTTTTAATTTTATCTAAAATAACCTTGAAATTAAAAGTCCGCCAGACCCCAGGATGCAATGGTTTGGGATGATCGTCAATCGAGGTCCATGCATATCCTCTATGTTCATCGTTTAGTTCAGGAACAAATTCATTTTCCACCGTAATCAAATACGTGTGATATTCAAAGTTACCCGATTCACTGGTAAATTTTTCCAAGGGAATTAGCTGCGAGAAATCATTTAAATTTATTTCTTCACGAATTTCCCTTAGCAAAGCTTCAGCTGGTGTTTCTCCAGATTCCACTCCTCCGCCCACTAGACCCCACGACCCGGCATGACGTTTTTGATTTCGTAATAAAAAAAGATATCTTTTGGTTTGAATGCTGTAAATTAATGCACCACAACCTATATGATCAGACTCCACTCACCACCTCGATAAACACCTTCTACACTCTTGACCCATTCCTGCCCAGTCCATCTATACTGGTTTCCAGTGAGATTGTTTGTTATATATTCAACAGCAGTTTCGTTCTCACTGTCAAATACCACTTGCCAAATTGTTCCATTGAATTCAATTATGTCATTGGCGTTGGCCACGAGATCATTCCATACCACACTACCCTGTAAATTGCCAATATTCCCAATTGGAGCTGTTATCAAATACCGAGTGTTGGTAGTTGGCGATAGCAAGGTACTATCCACTTTGACATTTTGCGGATTGATTATAGCACTAACTGGATTCAATGTGTTAGAAGGTAAAGTATCTTCAATTGGTTCAAACAATAAAATATAAGGATCGGTAGGATGGTATGCGATAGTTCCAATCAATTCTGAATCAGACGGCAATGCCAGTCGAATTTCTGTAGAACCAGTCACAAGAGTTCCGTAAATTTCAATCACTGAGCGCCAGGTAGCCGGCGGAGCCACAATAACAATATTGTCGTTGGCGTCTACGATTTCTTGCGGTTTTAATAATTGTAATTGATTACCTGAATAAAACACTCCGTAATCCAGTGGTGTTACATATCTACGTGTGCTTAAATTGGCTAAAATAGTGTCGGCGCTAAAGGCACCTGTTTCGTCATAAACACTACCAATAAATTTTTGAATAACACCTAGACGTTTGACTTTGGCTGGGGCACTAATCCAAATTGGCATCATAAAAGTTAATGTGGCAACATCAATTGGTTCCTCAGTTGATGTTGGGATAGATCTTGAACTCCAAATAACTTCAGTTAATTGCACGTAACTAAGACTGGCCCAGTCAATGTAATTATCTGTGCTTTGAACCTCAAATGCAGGATTGAACAATACAGCCAGTTGTTCGATCAATTGCATTTTTTGTTCGGTATTACTAGTCCATACATCTAACTTTATTTCTAAATTGTATGGCACTGGCATCAGTCGTTCTATTGTGTAACTGTCACCTTGTTGGCTATTATACAAACCTGTTTCGGGGTCGTATTGCCGTTCCCGCATCGACATTTTGCTTACAAAGTAAGGTTCTTGCATGCGATCCTGTTGATAGGTAAAAGCACTGATGTATGCACTCATTGCAGGCACAGCGTTCATTACGTTTTCGCTGTTTTGTCTTAAAATAGCAGCAGCTTGTCTACTAGGGTCTCCGTAGTATACAGGCACTCGTTGTAACGTTCTCGTACCGTCCCGATCCTTGCCAAACTCAACTTCAAAGTTACTAACGATCCTCATAAACTGTATCAAGAATCGTCTTATCTGTGCGTCGTAAAAAAACTGCTGTGCCATTAATTATCTGCCTTTGGTTTGAGTGCCTGACTTAGACTCTGCCGCTCAGTAACTTCGCCAGTGTTATTTGTGTATGTATTTGTGTTGTTTATAAAGCCACTACGTAAGGTTTGACTGCTGCTTCCATGAGTCAGTGTTGTTCTTACATTGTCTTCAATTTTGACCCAACGACGGCCGTCCCATCTAAACAGTCTATTGGGCAAGTAATCGGTTCTTAGGGCATAATCGCCAATGCGAGGACTACCTGGAAAAGCTATACCAGATGTCACTGGTAAACCATTTGGTGTTCGGCCGTCGCCTGTGAGATAGCCTTTTACAGTGGCATCAGGGCTGGCCACTCCAGAATCTGAATCTACTGCTATTTGATCGGCGGTTACTGATCCATTGTCGGCAGTAACACCCACTGGATCTCCAGGTCCTAAATTAGGATCAGCAGGTTTAATATAGATGTGATCGATGTCGTAACCAGAAAATGGAACATTAGTTTCGGCTTCTCTTATAATTGCATCGTTAATTTCAATATATTTGTTGATAATGCTTGATACTGAACCCAGTGTCACGTTTCCGGCATTGCCTGTAAACGCATCAGTATCAACCTTTATTTGATTCAGTATGTCTTTGTACTCTTGACTGTCTGTTAGCGGATTGATCTTGCAACGCCACAGGTGCGGCCACCAAGTTGGGCTAAAACCTTCGCTGGCATTATTGCAATCACTAATTACATAGAATCTTTTAAGTGCCACCGGCAAACTGTCATCTAACGGATTGTAATCTTTGAGATGCATGAGTTCGATAACATCGCCTGGCATGAGTTTACGACCAATAGTTTCAATCATGTCGTTGATGTGAAAAACCATAAAAAGTGTGCCGGTTTGCAAAAACATGCCAAATTGACTTAAATCAAAGGTAACATCTTGTACTTGATATACACCACGTATGGCATATACATCTGTATCGTACTTTCTGTCTCGGTTTTCTAGGAAAAACAAGTCTTGAATATTTTGCGCGCTCTGATTAATATAACTGGGCTTGCTGGCATTTTCATAGAATTTCACAGTGCTATTACCGGCAAGTGCAGTTGTGGTGTTGGCACTTAAAGTAATTGTGTTTGCAGTTTTTGCAATGACTGTAGCATTGGCCGCAATTCCAGCACCTACAACAAAGTTTCCTAATAGGACATCACCTGTAGTACTAAAATTTAGTGTTGGCCCTACTGCGGCTTGCGACACTGAAGTTGTTTTTACTGTGTTTTGTTCGTTGGTGCCAAGATATTTGTGAACCAAAATACCGGTGCCACCTAGAGTAAACATTTCGCTTATTCTGCGGTCAAAAAATTTGTAGTCGTTGCTATGACGCCCGTCTTTCCAAAGTGATAATCTTGGCACAATTGTATCCTGTTATTTTATATTTAGCGGGCATCCACTTTGACATAAATTAGGATATAGCATATAATAACACTATGAGTCAATTTAATTCAATGCAAGATTGGGACGCAATTGAAACACAAATCAAGCGTTCCTTGTGGGCATTGTACAATTTGCAACACAAGCGGCAGCTAGAACGAATGTATAAAAATGTAATACAAAGTATTACAGAATTAAGCCAAGCTGATGTAGATAGACGCCGTTTTGGGCATAGTGTAAAGTATGACGAACAGTTAGCAAAAGTACAACAAGAGTTGCAAGAATTGCAATCCTGGCTCATGTTTGCAACACTGCTTGACCAAAAACCCGAAGAATAGTATAATACTATTTTGCGTTAACAAGGAGTTCAATTATGACAACAGCTCAAAGCGTTAAAGCACCCAAACGAGTACCCAAAAAAACTAGAGACCCACTGTTTACAGACGAAAAATACACAGGCGTCGAACCAGTATGGGACACTGAACGTGCGTTAAAGATGCCGCAAGCGGAATTTGATCACTTTTTGCGTAAAAGTTTTTTTTATTACAATTACTTTTATACCCAAAAGGATCTAAAAAAGCATGCAGTAAAGTGGATGCAAGACAACAAGTATTCAAAAGCCGATGTCTCTGCATTTATTCGTAGTTCGGATCGTGCATTGTCAATGACAGCTTACAGTTTGCTTATGGCCAGTTTGCAAGGTATGCCGTTCCGAGAAAAAGAATTAACTTATTTTAAAACACAGATAGCCAATGCTATTGCAGCAGCAGATTCTGAACCTGCAGAAACTGCAACAGGTACAAAATCCGCAGAGCCTGCGGTAGTAGTCCTAGCACCCACCATTCAAGACCGATTAAACGAAAAAACCAGTGAGCATCTTGCTCACTTTGAGGGCTTGTATGACGAAGTTGTTGCCGGCAGTTCAATTGAACCTAAAGCGTATGATTACTTTGTTGCTAACAGCGTTCCTCAAAGCCAACTTGGAAAATTTGAGGATTATGTAGATACTAGCCATGGACCGAATGGACGAACAGTATGTAGAAGCGTACCGCCATTATCGTGCAGCTGATTTTAAACGACATATTGCATTTTTAGATGCAATACAGACAGCAGTAGATCAGTATCGTCAAGTTAAAAAAGCTACTAAAAAAGCTCGAGTCAAACGGGCACCAAACAAAGAAAAAGTTGTTAGCAAGCTAAAATATCTACGAGAAGAAAAAACACTCAAATTGGTTAGCGTTAATCCTGTAGACATCATTGGGGCACAAGAACTTTGGGCTTATAATACCAAAACTCGCAAGCTTTACAAGTACATTGCAGACAGTCTGCATGGCCCATTGGGCGTCAAGGGCACAAGTTTAACCGGATTTGATGAAGTCAAATCTGTAGGCAAAACTCTACGCAAGCCAGAAGAAAAACTCAAGGAATTTGCAAGAGCCAGCAAAGTTCAATTACGTAAGTTTTTGGACGAAATCAAAGCAACTGAAACAGTAGGTAACGGGCGTATGAATTTGGACATGATTCTATTGCGAGTTCAATAAATACATGAACTACAGGAATAATAGATGTCAAATCCCTTTACTGGCAATATTGTAGCTGATACTACCTATTTTCATGCCAACGGTAATCTTAAAACTGACAGCCTCTATCAGGCCAATACCGGGTCCGGTACTGGACATATTGAATACGACGAAAATGCTCAGTGGCTAGACAGTCTTAACAAGCGTCGATCCGACATCACTGATTACATACGCATGCGTCTAGGCGACGGCATTGTTGATGTTGAGTTAGATAAAGAGCATTATGAAATGGCTATCAATCAGGCGTTAATCAAGTACCGCCAACGTGCCAGCAACAGTCAAGAAGAAAGTTACGCATTTCTAAAACTGTTTCCAGAAACACAAGAAATCATACTACCTGATGTAGTCATGGAAGTTCGTGCTGCATATCGTAGGGGTATTGGATCAGTATCAGGTACCACCGCTAGTCAATTTGAACCGTTTGCTAGCGGTTACCTTAATACATACATGCTGGTAGCAGGACGTGTGGGCGGATTGTTAAATTACGAATTATTTGTTGATTATCAAAAATTAGCCATGCGTATGTTTGGCGGTTATTTGAATTTTACATTCAACAAAACCACAAAAAAATTAACTCTTATTCGTAAGATACCGTTTGCAGGTGTAAATGCTGACCCAAATGGGTTCGAAGATGTATTACTGCATTTGTACAATTACAAGCCTGACAGCATGTTACTAAATGACTACCAAGCTTTTCCGTGGATACAAGAATATGCTTACAGCTTTGCCAAGCGCATTGTTGGCGAAGCTAGAGAAAAATTTGCTTCGATTGCCGGCCCTCAAGGCGGTACGCAGTTAAACGGCGCGACCCTTAAAGGTGAAGCAGTGGCCGAAATGGAAAAATTAGAACAAGAACTAAAAGATTATGTGGATGGATCCTATCCAATGACATGGGTGATCGGCTGATGAAAATACGAGACATTATTGCAGAATCCAAAGGCGAATTAAAAAAACGTCAAAGATTTGCCATGCGTGGTTTAAATAGATTTACTGACGGCAAGAAATGGAACAGTGATTACACCTTGTACAGATTAGGCCTAGCATTGGCAGCCACAGACGGTAAAATCATGCCCCAAGTTGACGAGGAATCGTGGATAGGCAAGTGGAAAGCTACAGCACCATACACTAAAGAAGAACAGGACATGCTCAAGCTGGCCTACAAAAAAGTACATGCCAATTATGAAGATATCAATGGCGGAGATATACGTAGTCAAGAAGGACCAACTATTAACAAATCCAGCCCGGTTGCCTGCAAGAAAACGAACAAATACGGTGTTTGACTTTTGTAAACATAAATTATAAAATGCTCCTTAGGGGGCATTTTTTATGATTATTGGAATTACAGGATTTATAGGATCCGGCAAAGATACAGTAGCTAACTATTTGGTTGCCAAGCATGGGTTCGTTAGAGACAGTTTTGCTGGGACACTCAAGGATGCAGTGGCACAAGTTTTTGGGTGGGACAGAGAACTACTAGAAGGGCTTACTCCTGAAGCAAGAGAATGGCGCGAACAAGTTGATCCTTGGTGGGCGCGACGATTAGATATGCCCCGACTCACACCCAGATATATGCTTCAGCTATGGGGTACAGAAGTTTGCCGCAGAGCATTTCATAATGATATTTGGATAGCAAGTCTTGAGAATAGATTGCGTAAAACCACAGAAGATATAGTCATTAGCGATGTGCGTTTTCCTAACGAAATAGCTGCAATCAGAAAACATGGTGGAATATGTGTATTGGTCAACCGAGGATCGTTACCTGAATGGTACGAATGTGCCCTTCAAGAAAATACCACACACGAAGATCGTCAATGGTTATTAGAGGATGCTGGTCAGCTTATGCCGCAGCGATTTCCGCATGTACATCACTCAGAGTGGGCTTGGATAGGACAAACTTTCAACTACGAAATTGACAACAACGGATCTGTTGAAAACTTGTATCAACAAGTTAATTATCTGCTACTAGCACACTTTCACGCCAAGTAGTTTTTGTGTTATTTAACTCTATTCTGCAGTTGGCACAGACACACCGCAGGTTAGTCCAAGTATTGTTTTTCAAGTTGCCGTCAATATAGAACACAAATATTTGATGCGGAGTAGATGCTGCAAAATTGCATCGTTCGCACGTCATTTTTTTCTTATAACCAGTTTTGGTCCAAGCCGGCATTTCTTTCACCCTGCGGCCTTTTCTGGCACAGCTGGCACAGGTCTTTCTGTAGTAGGTTTTTGCACCCAATTTGTAATTGACCGCAGCAGGATTGCCTTGACATTTAGCACATAAAGGTCTTTGCATAAAGTTATTTATAGCAAAACCTTTTAAAGGCACCTTGTATCTGCCCAAAATAATAAGCTTTTAATAAATACTTGCAAATGTTTTGTTAAAGGATGAAAACATGGCACTAGTATCCCCAGGTTTAGAAATAACCGTAACCGACGAAAGTCAATATGTTCCTGGCGCAGTAGGAACAGTACCCCTAATCATAATGGCAACTGCACAGGATAAAACCAATCCATCAGGTGGTTCTGCCACTGACACTACCGCTGCTCGAGCAGGCAAGCTACTTACATACAGTAGTCAAAGAGAATTAATTGCTAGCATGGGATATCCTAGCTTTAAACAAAGCGCAGCGGGAACTCCGTTGCACGGCGACGAACGTAACGAATACGGCTTGATGACAGCTTACAGTATTTTAGGCAACGTAAATAGAATTTTTGCTATTAGAGCAGATGTAGATTTAGATGCGCTAGAAGGCACAACTGTTCGCCCTACTGGTGCTGTTGCAGATGGCACACACTGGATGGATTTGACAGAAAGTGTGTGGGGCATAAATGAATGGGATGCTATTACCAGCGAATTTAATTTAAAAACACCTATTCTTGTTACGAACACAGACGACCAGACACTAAGTGGTGGCATTTTTGTACCTGACAGCGATATAGGACAAATTGGTAGTTACGCTGTAAGTTTTGGTACAGGCAGCAATGCAATTCTTTTTTACAAAAATAGAAGCAACACTTGGGTGAGAATTGGTACCAGCGACTGGAAAAACAGTTGGGCTACTATCAGAGGTTCAGTTACATTTGCCACAAGTGCAACAACTGCAATAGATGCTAGTAGCCCTGCGGCTGCATTGACAATCAATGGAACCAGCGTAACAGTTGGTAACACCGGATCGGCAAGAACTATTGCTCAAGTTGTAAGTGCAATTAACAGTGCAGCCATTACTGGTGTAACCGCGGCATATATTGATTCAAGATTGGAAATTTATGCTACAGATACTTCTGCCAGCGATGGCGCTACAGCCGATGGTAAGATCACAATATCCAATGCTTCTGGTACTCCAATGGCCAGCCTAGGATTAGGCACAAGTGGTAGCACATATGCAAATCCTTTGTTGTACTTTGGTACTTTTGCTGAGATTCCAAGTTGGCGTAGCACAGACACGGTACCTCGACCAAGTGGCAGTGTGTTTATGAAAGTTGGAGCAACTGGTAGTGGTGCAGATGTTGTTATTAAACGTTACAGCAGCACCACTGAAACTTTTGCTACATTAGCCACTGAGTTCTATAATAGAGCCGAAGATGCATTATTTGGTATTGACCCAGCAGGTGGCGGTAATGGCATAGTGGCAGGAACAGTGTGGATTGCATGGGATCCTCTTAGAGATGATTCGGACGCATTCAAACCATTCCGTCGTAGAGTAACTGGTCAAACTGTTGTGAGTGGATCTGCTCTGGCTGCCAATCCGTTTACTGCGTCAGATGTTATTGTGATTGGTGTTACAGAAATTGGGTCAGCAAATATTAACGAATACACAATTACATTGTCTGGTACTACACCAGCAAGTTTTGTTAGTGATATTTTAGCTGAAAATATTCCAGAATTGAATGTCAGTGTTACAAACGGGGTGATTACATTTACCCACATTTATGGCGGTGATATCTATTTGACAGATGATACTGGAACTCCTACTGCTGATGCTGGATTTACAAGCAACACTACTGGAACAATTGCATACGGTACTACATTGGCGTTAACTAATTGGGAATCGCTGACCTATACTTATAGTACAACAGAACCTTATCAGGCACCTGCCGACGGTACACTATGGTACTATAGTGATCCGGCTAGTGTAGATATTATGATCAATGATATCGGAGGATGGAAAGGCTATCGTAATAGCTATTGGACCGATAAAACAGATGCCAGAGGTTATGCACTAGCAAACACAGATTCTGAAGGCGTTATTGTCAGCGCCAGCGAACCAGAGTTTCAAAGCGACGGTGTAACTGCATTGGTAGCTGGTGATTTATGGTTAAATACAGCAGATTTAGAAAATTATCCTGTCATTTATCGTTATGATGGAGCAGAATGGATCTTGATTGATAACACAGATCAAGTTGGGCAAAATGGTATTTTGTTTGCTGATGCACGGTGGGATACCGATGGCACAACTGATGTTATCACTGGGTCGTTACCATCTATTACAGACTTGCTAGCAAGCAATTATATTGACCAAGACGCACCTGACTATAGGCTGTATCCACGTGGTATGTTGCTGTTTAATACAAGACGCAGTGGTTTTAATGTAAAACAATTTATAAGCAACAAGTTTTATGCTGCATCATATCCTGACCTACCAGCGGTGCCAGGTGCATCAAGTTCATTGCCTACAGTCAAGGACACATGGCAAACAGCAAGTGGATTGAAAGACAACGGTAGTCCTTACATGGGTAGACAGGCACAGCGTCGTATGGTAACTGCGGCAATGCAAGCAGCAGTGATCGCCAATACGGAAGTGCGCGAAGATCAGTTTCAGTTTAATCTGATTGCAGCACCAGGATATCCTGAGCTAATTGATGAAATGGTTGCGTTAAACAATGATCGTTCACAAACTGCTTTTGTGGTAGGTGATACACCAATGCGTCTTGAACCAAATGCAATTGATATTGCTAACTTCAGTAACAACACTAATGGTGATGGTTTGGCTACTGCCAGTCCTTTTTTAGGAGTTTACTATCCATGTGGTCAAACATCTGATTTACAAGGCAATAGCATTGTAGTACCTGCAAGTCATATGGCACTACGAACAATTATCTTTAGTGATAATGTTAGTTATCAGTGGTTTGCACCAGCAGGCACACGACGTGGACTAGTTGATAACGCAAGTAACATTGGATATATTGATGCTGCAACCGGCGAGTTTACATTTGATGGCATTCGCCAAGGACTGCGAGACACATTGTACGAAAATCGTATCAATCCTATCACCAACTTGCCGGGTATTGGTCTAGTGGTATTTGGACAAAAAACACGTAACCCAACCGCCAGCAGCTTGGATCGTATCAATGTTGCACGTTTGGTCAACTACTTGAGAACTATCTTGGCTCGAGTAGGCGATGGATTTTTGTTTGAACCAAATGACAAGATCACCAGGGATCAGATTGCCAACATAATCAGTGGTGCCATCAATGACTTGGTAGCCAAGCGTGGTGTATACGATTATATTGTTGTGTGTGATGATACAAATAATACACCTACTCGTATAGCAAGAAATGAATTATATGTTGATATCGCAATTGAACCAATGAAAGCAGTTGAATTTATTTACATTCCAATTCGACTTAAGAACCCAGGTGACATTGCAGCAGGAGTATAATATGGGTATATATTGGGGTCCGGGTGGCCCCAATAGATTCCAACTAATTTTTGGTAAATACCTATAACAGGAGATAAAAATGGCAATTGCCTCACTAAACAAATTTACAGTTCCTTTAGCAACAAATCAAAGTGCCAGCACACAAGGTTTATTGATGCCAAAATTAAAATATCGCTTCCGGGCGGTATTTGAAAATTTTGGTGTCAGCACTGATAGAGTTGAAATGACTAAACAGGTCGAAAGTATCAGCCGTCCCAATTTGAATATGAATCCGTTTACCATTGATGTTTACAACTCAAAGGTAAACCTAGTAGGAAAGCCAACTTGGGAAGCAGTTAACGTTACATTGAGAGATGACGCCGGCGGCAACGTCAGTAAGCTGGTTGGTGAACAGATTCAGAAACAGTTTGATTTTGCAGAACAAAGTTCAGCAGCGTCGGGTATTGATTACAAATTTGTTCTCAAGTTTGAAATGTTGGATGGTGGTAATGGTGTTAATCAACCTACTGTTTTAGAAACTTGGGAGCTGTATGGCGCTCTACTAAGCACTGTAAATTACGGTGACATGGCATATGGTGAAAGCGCACCAGCTACTATTCAGTTAAGTATCATGTATGACAATGCTATACAAAGTCCAACTGGTACTGGTATTGGTACTTTGGTAGGACGAACACTGGGTGCAACCATAACTGGTGTTGTTTAAGTTCAAAGCTTAAATACAAGGCCCGGAATTTCCGGGCTTTTTTTTGACATAAATAATTAAAAATGGATACCTATGCCTAATATCTTTGATGGTTTCTTGAGTCAGATCAAGCGCGGTGACAATGTAAAAGATTATCAACACGCTGCTAGACTATTTGTTGATAATAATTTTGAAAGATCACCCAAGTATACCTGGCTGTTTCATGTATTTTTTGAGTTGAATGAACAATTTACTAGTTTGGCCACTGACAGTCAAATTGTTTCTGGCATGCTAGTAAAAAGTGCAGACTTACCAAGATTCAAGATAGATTCCAAAACCTATAACAACTATAATAGACCTTCTATTATTCAAACCAAGGTTCGTTATGAAGATATTAATATAAGCTTTCATGACGATTCAGCCGACATAATTAGAAAATTATGGTTTGATTATTATTCGTATTATTATAGGGATGCTGACAACAATTACGGTGATGCAACAGGCAATCTTAATCCTGTCTACTTTGAGCCGAACAAACAACAGACTGGGCGTAGAGCACTGTTAAACAAATTTGGTTACGGTCCAAAAATAGGAGACAGAACCAATAATTATATACGGGCCATAAGAATATACAGTTTGCATCAAAAAAGATTCTCAGAATATACAATTATAAATCCTGTCATAACTGGATTCACTCATGGAACACATCAAAATGGTCAAGAAGGTACTTTGGAAAATATTATGACTATTTCGTACGAAACTGTTTTGTATGCTACCGGCAGAACCACAATAGCAAAAGGATTTGCTGATCTTTTATATGACAAATCGCCAAGCCCGTTAACACCAGCAGGTGGTGGCACCAATAGTATTTTAGGCCCCGGCGGTATTGTAAATGTCTTAGACGACGTGATTCAAGATGGATATGGTAATAACTGGGGTGGCGCGGCATTCAAGTTAATTCGTGGTTATGAAAAAAACAAAAATGTTGATTTAATGAACTTGGCAAAAGGCGAACTTACACAGGCATTTACAAATATCTTACGAAGTAGTTCTAGTACTGGTCAGGTAAATTTTGGTGCAGCATTTAATCAGACTTTTGTACCTTATCGAGGTGCCAATCAAGGCCCGGCATTTGAATCTGCGCTACCATTGAATACCACAGCAGCACCAGGGAGTGTTGCCAGTAACGGATTAAACATCACAGGCAAAGTGGCTGAAATTACAGGTGGCATAAAAAAAGCTCTAAACAATATTCCAACAGTGGGAATTGGCGCAGGAATTTCGGGCGTGTTTGCAGATGCTCAAGGGATAATACAGGGTGCTGATCTCAACAAGGTAGTTAACGTGGCAAAAGAAGCAGGTGATAATTTAGTGGCAAGCACTTCTAATCTGATTTCAACAAACAGCTGGCAATCGGTAGTAGATGGTTTTAATGAAAGAACTAAGTCTTTGGCAAGTGCTGAAACAACTCAGGCACTACAGGAAGGGTTTGGAAAAGCGAAATCTTTCTTCAAGGGCCCTGAGTTCCAAAATACACTTACAACGTTTCAGACTGGTACAAATACACTGGTGCAACAGGTAAATTCGTTGGCTAAAACACCATTGGCTAAATTTCAGTTTCCTGCTGGTGAGCAAACAGCTAATAATTTAACATCAGATTTTTTTAAAGCACCGACCCTAAGCGGTTATCTTGGTAATAGTTCAACTAATGCACTACAATCAACATGATACAATCTAACAGTAAACTTTTCACTGATACACTGTTTGGTACAGGTACTAATCAATTGTCAACTGATCTTGTAAATAAAAATTTGACCACACAACAAGAATATTTGGCTTCAAGCGGCATTAGTCATTTAGGAACAAGACTACCTCGGGTTCCTAGCAATCAACGTGTAGCACGGGATACGGTTGGCGGCGTCTCGTCTAGAATTTCGCAAACGTTTATTGTGACCAGTGTGCCAAATCCCACCGGCAGTGGCCATATATATGCAATAGACGGAGTGAACAAACCAATTCTTAGTTTTGTTCTTAACGGCTATTATATATTTAACCAAAGTGATGCAACTAATACTGGTCATCCACTAAAGTTTAAAACCGATGACGGATCTCTTTACGAAACAGGTGTGAAGACATCAGGTACTCCCGGGCAAATTGGCGCACAAACAGTGATCGATATACGGTATAACACTCCAAGCAGTTTAAGATATTTTTGTACAGTACATGGCAACGGCATGGGTAATACCATAGTAGTTATTGGTGGTGTGTCAAGTGGTGGAGGTGGATCAGGTGGACCACCATATGGTGTTGGTGGATCTGGTGGTGGCGGTGGCGGATCTGGTGGTGGCGG